CACGTAAGATTAATGGCGATGAACCCTATATCGAAATTATTTGTATGGATTCAGAAGCTGAAATTCAGAAAGCAGATTAAAGGGCGTTGCGATGGGCAAAGAATATAAAACTCTCATTAACAAAGCACTTGAGCGTTTTTATTTTCGCTTAAGTGCATCAGGTGCTCATGCTGAACGTGCAGCCCGTGACTCATTGACCAGGGCAATCCGGAGTCTGTATGACGTGGCTTTTTACGCTGATGATCTGGATGCACTTAACGAACTTTCCGAGCTGATCTGTGCCGCAGAATGCGGGGAGCATATTGAACCGTATAAGCTGGGGAATATTGCATGAGTATATTTATCTCATGGCTTGTCCTGATTATTTCGGTGGTCTGCGCCATTGGGATTATGCAAATTATTCATTCAGTAAAAAAGATTGAACGCATTTTCACTGGCGAATAACAGCGCAAATAAAAACCCTAGGTTAAATAAGAAAATGTAAAAACAATCCGCATTCGCGGAGGTATTCGCACACGCCCAGGAGGCGTAATGGCAATTAAGCATTTTCCTGTCGTTCGTTTCACTTCCAGAGGACGTGAATACGAAGTCGACGAACGCCTGATTACCACAATCGACAAACACCGCTCAGAAAAGGATGCACACCACATCTATCTCACTGACGGTACTTACTTCTGCGCCACTAATGTGGCGCGGGTGAATCTTATCCGACAGGTACAGGATCCACGCAAATGAGCAGGAGAAGAATCACTCGCAGACATCACCGCACACACCTGAATTCCTCAGCAACGCTAAAGGCACTTATTCAAAGCGAGATCGGTGATTTCTTCGCGGGAGTTGGCTCACTAGGTGAACCAGAAACACCAGAAGCGATGCAGCGTGAGCTCATGATACGCATAGATAACACTTTTGATTTCTTCTACAGCATGCACGGAATTAAACAGAAATGAACCTCAAGCCAGCAATAACTACTCGTAGAACGCCAATTTCTGTAACCGACCGCTTCTGAGTTTTTTGGCAGGAAGCCTTCGCACATCCTTAGTAGAGAGAATTGCAGCATGATTGACGCTCATGACTTCACAAGATGGGTGCGCACACAGGACACCCGTCTGGCTCCCATTCTTCGGGGATTATTTGATCTCTACATTCGTGGTCGTGACAACAGAGCACGCACCACAAAACCGGAGAATGTGGATACCCTTTATTTCACAGTAGACGACTGCTACCGCGTGGACTTCACACCACACGGACTGGCGTTGCACTGCCTGACACCGCACGGCGAATCACTGCTGGCGTATTACGACTCCCCGGCCTCCGTATTTGCGGCAATGCTGGCGCATCGCACTGCTGGCGGGTGTGTCTCGCTGAGTGAATACACCGCTGAATTTAACCGCCTTTCCACCATCTTCTTGCAGGAGTGGCAGCGCGTGACGGGATACCAGCCATGAGTGAGTTTGCATGGAGCTGGAATGAACCACGACCAGCCATTGATCCGGCCAGATTTACGGAGCACAGGCAGGAAACTGAAACCGACCTGCAACGCGCCATCCGTTACTACCTTGAGGCAGACAAAAAGGCCCTGGAAGAACAGGAAGCGAAGGAGGAAGCCTTTTTCGCACAATCCACCGTGGGTAAAAAACTCATGGCATCCCTTGAGGAAGCCGGACAGCGTGAAAAGCTGGCACAAAGCATCATCAGCAAGCGTCAGGCAACAGAACAAGACCCGGTGGCCCGTGCTTTTGCCACACTGAAAGTGCTTCCCGTTTATCTGCGTGAACCTCTGAGCCGCCACCTCTCTTTCCTGCGCAAAAAACAGGAATCCGATCGTCAGAAAGGCAAAAAGAGCTGGCAGGCTGAACGCTACGCGCGCGGAAACCTGCGCAAAATATTCGAACGCCTGGAACGCACCGATCACCGCTGGCTGACACCGGGTTATCGCTCCCTTACCGGACGCGAACGCCTGGACGATTTGCTTTACCTGCCGCAGCTCAACAAACACCAGATACAGACGCTGGCCACCATGACGGCGGCGATGTTCAGCAGCACCTTCGAAAAACTCTGCGATAGCTTTGGCGCGACTGATGGCGAGCTGACCATGGATGTAACGCTGAAGGCGTATCAGATGCTGGCCCGCATGGCGTTACACCTGCACGCCATGCCTCCACATTATGACGCACTGACAACAGACAAAGACCGGAGGAACGAACCGGACACGGAGCTGCTGCCGGGCGCAATCCTTCGCCTGACCTGTGCGGAATGGTGGAAACGCAAACTGTGGCTGTTACGTTGCGAGTGGCGGGAAGAACAACTCCGCGCCGCCTGTCTGGTTTCCAGAAAAACATCGCCCTATCTGAGTCAGGACGCATTAAGCGAGTTTCGCGCGCAGCGCGAGAAAACACGCGATTTCCTGAAAAGTTTCATGCTGGAAAACGAAGACGGGTTCACGATTGATCTCGAGACAGTGTATTACGCGGGAGTAAGTAACCCGGTTCACCGTAAGGCAGAAATGATGGCCACCATGAGGGGGCTGGAACTTCTGGCCGAAGCCCGTGGCGACAGAGCGGTGTTTCTGACTGTCACCTGCCCGTCAAAATACCACGCCACAACAGAGAACGGTCATCCGAATCCCAAATGGAACGGGGCCACCATGCGCGACTCCAGCGATTACCTGGTTAACACGTTTTTTGCGGCAGTCCGCAAAAAACTGAACCGCGACGGTCTGCGCTGGTATGGCATCCGCACGGTGGAGCCTCACCATGACGGCACCGTGCACTGGCATATGATGGTCTTTGCTCATCCGGAAGAAATCGACAGCATCGTGGCCATCACCCGCGATATTGCCATTCAGGAAGACCGCCACGAGCTGGGCAATGATATTACTCCGCGCTTTAAGGTGGAGTATGTCGACGGCTCAAAAGGCACACCAACCAGCTATATCGCGACCTACATCGGAAAAAACCTGGACAGCCGCGCCGTGGATGGCATCGACCCGAAAACGGGCAAGCCACGCGTTGACCACGAAACCGGAAAATCAATGGCCGAGAGCGTGGAACGCGCCATCGGCTGGGCGCGCCTTCACCGGGTCCGCCAGTTCCAGTTCTTTGGTATCCCCTCCCGTCAGGTGTGGCGTGAACTGCGCCGCCTTGCCAGCCAGATGGCACGCAACCCGGAAGGCCCGCAACGGCTGAAGGATGACGCAATGGATGCGGTACTCGCTGCCGCTGATGCCGGATGTTTTGCCACCTACATTGAAAAACAGGGTGGCGTGCTTGTTCCACGCAAGGACTACCTGATTCGCACCGCCTACGACCTCGCAGATGAGCTGAACGATTACGGCGAACAGAGCGTACAGATTTACGGAATCTGGTCACCACTCATCGGGGAATCCTCCCGTGTGTGCACGCATCCGGATAACTGGAAGCTGGTAAGACGTAAACCAGAACCGGAAGACAACGCCCACGAAAATGGTTTTGACCTTCAGGGCGGCCCTGCCGCCCCTTGGACTCGTGGCAATAACTGTCCCCGTGTACAGGAAACGGACAACAACGGGACAGAACAGCCGGAAGAACGGCCAGCACCGTGGCCGCAGCTCCCTGACGGCATTGAAGTGAATGAATGGATGCGCTCACTGAAACGGCACGAACGCCGGGCACTGATGCGTTCGCTGCGTGACAAACAGGCCAAAAACAGCAGTGATGAAATGCAGAACTGGACACAGAGCCGCAAACAGCCACAGCCTTTGCCTGATAACCACGAATTACTCGCTAAAGAATGGCGGGAGTCTGCCGAATCTCTCGGCCTGCATATCGGTGAACAGCAGATGCAGCACCTGTTACGGGGCGGCAGCCTGTACGTTGACGGCAGCATCATTGCACCGCAGGGATTTGAAATTGTACGCAAACCGGATACCCGCCCGGACAGCCGAATCACGCAGCTCTGGCAGCGCCTGAGCCGTAATCACGGCGTAAGCAGCACGGAGATCCGCCATAACCCGGTCGCCAGCTATCTGGCACAGCTCGGGGCATCAGACCCCGAAGCCGCCGCACGCCTGGCATCCACACTTCAGCAGGACCAGAACACCATGAAAACACCCGTTACCGTGCTTTCTGACATGCTGCGCGCCATTCGTGACGCAGAGCACGCACAGAGAATCAGTGAAACCACTGAACGCGCCCGCCGCAAAGCAGACCTGCTGCGGGGTGGCCTGACCAGTGGCAACAAAAAACAGACAGAAACGGGATTCACAAATCCCGCAAATGAGCAAAAAACGCGCCGCGATATATGAAGCGCGCACAAAACAGGCGAAAGCGGGATTTAAAAATCCCGTAAACGGTTAATTAACCAACATAAGGAAAATCGACATGAAAATTTGTATCGACGACGGCTCCACCAACATCAAGCTGGCATGGACTGAAAACGGCGAACGCCGCAACGCCATCAGCCCGAACAGCTTCAAGTCGGAATGGTCTGCACCGTTCGGTGGCTCGCAGCCTGCGAACTACATGCTTGATGGCGTGCGCTATGGTTTTGATCCGGTCAGCGATCGCTTTGTCCAGACGACCGACACGCAATACCAGTACAGCGATGTGAATGTCATTGCCATTCATCACGCGCTGGTCAAATCAGGCATCACGCCACAGGAAGTGGATGTGGTTGTCACCCTGCCACTGAGCGAATATTTCGACACTAACGCCCAGCCGGACATGGCCAACATCAACCGCAAAAAAGCAAACGTTATGCGCCCGGTGGAGTACCAGAACGGTGAGGCATTCACTATCCGTAACGTGCGGGTTATGCCTGAATCCATTCCGGCTGGCTTTAAGGCACTGGCTGACATGAGTCCGTTTGAATCCCTGCTGATTGTGGATTTGGGCGGAACCACGCTGGATGTGGCAAAGGTTCAGGGGCAACTGGCAGGTATCAGCCAGGTGTTTTGCGATCCACACGTAGGCGTTTCTCTGATGGCCGATGCCGTACTGTCGGTGATGGCCACTAACGGTATGCGCACCAGTCACCACATCGCCAATACCATTATCGAACATCGCCATGATGAAGCCTGGCTGCGCCAGCACATCCACAATGACGCGCATTACGCCAGCCTGATGGCGGTTATTCGTGAAAAGGAAGAAACACTGAAACAACGCGTGATCCGCGCGCTGGCGGTTTTTTCGGGTTACGGGCGGGTGATGGTTGTCGGTGGAGGGGCGGAGATTGTGGCACCCGCTATCCGCGAAGCCTGCGGAGTTAATGCGACTTTCATCGCGGACGGGGTGCCACAGTTTGCTCTGGTTAATGGGCTGTACGCAATGGACAAGGAGTAAACCAATGACGACTCCAACCAGACGGATAAGTTTCTATCTGAAGCCCACCGCCGTCAAGAACGAAGGAGAAGCATGCGCCTGGCTGGACAGCCTTACACCAGAAGCCCGCAAAAGCGGCCAACGCGTGGCTTTTCTGGCCGGGCTGGCACTTCTGAAAATGAATCCGGCAGAGGCTTACCGACTGGCTGCATGGGCTGATGATGAGGTGTTATCAGTGACACAAACCAAGACAGAACGCCCCGCGTCACAGCCAGTATCAACCGCACAGATAACCAGTCAGATGGCCGGAAATATCCGGGCGTTATTTCCTGAATAACATCAGGGCGTATTCGCCCTGCCACCAATCCCATAACATAAAGAACGGGGTGCAA